CCAAGCATTTCTACTGGTTTAGTCCAACCAATTTGCTCGGCTACCAACGGCGTTAAGTACACAGCAGAAACAGTTCCAGTAAACACAGTTATAACGCCTTGCATAACAGTCCTCACTTTTTTCCAATCAGTTCCAGTAATTGCTCCAGCTAGTGCTGCTAATAGTTGATTGAAGTCAATGTTGTACTTGTCCATTGTAATTACTTTCCTGATTGTGCTACAGGAGGGATTGAAAATAATCCACCCGGCGCTTTGTAGCTTGCATCCAATGCTGCCCATAGTGTCATGCGCGTAAGATCGTACCAATCTTTCCAGAATGCGCGACCAATCAACGATGGGTCATCGTAGTTTTTCAATGCAATTTTAGATGCTGCATAAGCTGGCAATGCTTTTAACAGTGTGTCATCAGGAAGAAATGAAAATGTATTAGTGTCAGTTGGTGTTGCTTCTACTGAGAACGTACCTGCTGTACCACCTGTTGGAGTCAATACTGCTCCAGCAACAGATGTAGATATCTGAAATCCAGTAGGAGATAACCCTGTTGCAATAACGTAATACGTAGTACCAGCAACAATGTTTGTTACTGTAGATGTCCTAAACACTACGGCTTGGTTCACAGCAAACGTGTTTGTTGCAGTTATTGTTGCCGTGCCAAGAGCAACAGTAGCAAGCACGTAACCTGTTATTCCGGTATAAGCTAGAGGAGTTGGAGTTGTCGCTCCAGTTACGGTTAGTGTTACAGCAGTTGTAGGAGTTGGATATAAACCAATATTGTAAACACCACTACGATACCAATTAGTAGGTACTCCAGTAGTTGCAGTGTATGACTGATCGTAAGCGTGAAGCTCCATTTCTCCACAGTGAGTTAATCGAGCAGCAGCTGTTGACACAGTAAATGGATACCACATAATAGTACCTAACGTACTATTTAAACGGCTTGTCGTACTGCTGACAGTAATGTTTCCTTCAATGAGGATACACGTGCGCGACATTTCAAGTGCGCCTTCATTTAGGTAATTAAGCAAAGCAACATCAGACAATGCTTCAGCTGCACCACCAACACCAGAAGCTAATTCGGCAACTACTGATGTATTTGTTTCATTTAAAAGTCGCAGGGTTTCTGTTCGTAATGCAGTAAAACCTAATGCCATTAGACTGTCCTCCTCATATACATTGCTGCATATGATTCTACTTGCCCAAGGCGATCCATGTATTGAGCTTTAAAAATCTGCATGCCATTAGGATCCATCATTTGCATGGCACGGTCAGCAAGAACACCATAGATAAGACAGTCGTGAGCCACAACAGGTAACGGACATTCCGTTGCGTCAGTATTGACAATAGGATTTCCATTGACATCATAGGCCCAGTATTCACCGGGGATTGCATACCCTTCAACCATAACTCCGTTTGTAACTGCAACAGATGGAGTTGGGTAAATTGCAATTTCATTCATACCCCTAATGCCAACTGCTTCAGCCCATGCTTGTGCTGGCTTATTGGCTAATGCTACTAGCATTTGGTCTCCATAGTTGTACATGCGAGGCTGCACATAATCACCATTAGAGTCAAGAAACCTAGTAGCTCGAATCTTATAAATATCAGGTGTAGCATAAATTGTTTGTCCTGCTACAAGACTTAAATACCGACGACCAACCAGGCAGTCAGTATTTCTGGCTATCTGGTTGGCCGACTCTTTAATAATGTAATCTAGGCCAAACGGATCTCGATCAGCATCTGTGCCGAAATAATTCCGACCCAGCATTCTTACTCGTTGTTTAATTTGACCTAGATTCATTTTTTACACCTTAGACCAGTGCGTTTTCACGTCCGGTGACTACATGCAATCCTACGTTAATTGTAGAACCTGTAACCATAAGTCCGGTCGTAGCAGTCTCAGTATGACCAAACGAAAGACTTGCACGTAAGAACGGGAAGTCAGTCTGGAATGGCATTGTAAATACAGCACCAGTGTTTGGAACACCATTGAGACCATCAAAGAAAACCTGCTGGAATGTCTTTGATGCAACAGTTGCATACGGAGTAGCGTCAAGATCAGCAATAGTACCTGCCGTACCACTAAATCCACGTACGTACGAACCGGTTAACGTAACCGTTAAGTTGGTTAAGTTAACAGGACCCGTCTGAGCGGACGTAGTAATGTTTGGCTGAACTACACAACGCAGGTACAGTGGGCGAACATACTGTCCCGGAAGAGCTTCTGGAAGTGCTCCAGCCTGTCCCGGAATAGTGAGAGGGCCAAGTCCAAACGTTGGGTTTGTCGCATAAAGCGTACCAGCACTAACAACAGTTGGTGTCGTAATGTAGTTAGTTGACCAGTTTTCAGCCAAGTAAAATGTACTTGCCGAAATAAACTGAACACGGTACGGACGGAATGCGCGAATTGCGCCAGCACCACCTGTTACAGATGTAAACAGAACCGTCTGGCCTTGAATAAGACCGTGGTTAGCAGCCGTAAACAGACCTGCAGCATTACTTGAAATAGAAGTAATACGGATACCTAGTGGTGCAGCAGCCGAGGCCATACCTTCACCCTTAGTACCATCAGAAAGGTTATTAATAACCCACTGATCAGCAACCTGCTCATCTGTAAAGAAGAAGTCACTGGACACTGCGGTTAACGGAGTTGTGTTTACCGAGGACGTTACCGTAAGGGTATTAAATCCAGATCGAAAAACCTGTTGCCCGTTAGCGGTATTACCCAATAGGTTAGTACCAGTAGCCTGTGTAGGCAGAATGAACGAACTTTTAAAATCTCTTGCCATGTCTTACTCCTTATTAGTTGACCTTGACGTTCAAGCGTCCTAGAGCACGAACATGAGGAATCCAGAGACCAGCACCCCAGTCAAATAAGACGTTGTGCATGATGCCGTTTTCCTTGCTGAGTCCAAGGTACGTTGGCTTAAACGGACCAGACTGCCAACCCTGTACGTAGCCAGAGCCATAACGTACAAAGTAGATCTGGGATGCAGTACCAGCGGTAATACCCGAAATTGTCTGGTTGTTAGAAATGACAGGAGTTACACCATCAGACTTACGACCGACAACGCGAATAGTTACGTTCTTATACTTCTCCACTGGGCGATCGTAGCTGTCTTGAGTAATATCAAAACCTGCGCCAATACCCATAACGCGGATAGCCATTTCAACCTGACGCTTTACCTGTTCAGACATGTACGCAACGATGCCGTCTCCATCAGGAGAATTCATGTTGTCAAGCACATACTGGAAATCAGCAATTAAGCGGTTTGCAGCAGCAGCACCAGTGGTAGCGGATGCTGTAGCAAACAAGTTTGCAGTTGAGATATCAGCGGTGGACGTAATAGACATTTCACCGGGAATGTCATATGCATTGAAGTTATCTAAGCGATACTTAAGTCCGGGGAAACAGTCTGCGCTATTACCAATGGCCGACGATGTCGGGTCATTGTTTATGTATTTATCATTGAAGTCGTATGCAAAACCTTCTAAGAACATCTTGATCTGTGCGTCTACAGGATCAATGATGTTGTTAGGCTGATCAAGCAATACGTGGTCAACCGTGATCTTGTTACGAACAAGATACATTGCCTCTTCATACGACTTTGGCTTACCCTTAACAGCAGCTGGTTCTGTATTAATACCAGTCCAGTTTGGCTGTGGAATATTACCGTTTAAGTAACGTACGCCAACCTGCTTGAGGCTAGGCGAGGTGAAGAATGGAATATCCTTGATAGCATTCCATGTTTGGTGAAGGCTCTTGGTGATTTCCTTAACCAGCGGATCGTTGGACAAAATAGCCTGATCCGCGAGGGTAAGGGCACCATTAAAGTCAATAGCCATTGTGACTTACTCCTTAAAGTTGATTCGGTGACCTGCCGATACCTAACAGTTTACTGATTGTTCCTAAAGCGGAACGAGACTGTACGGGATCGGGCTGAGAGACGACTTGTTGGTTTGAATATGATGTATCCATCGGAACTGGAACTTGCATTCGTTCAGAAAGCATTCCGGTCAACTGAGGGACAATAGATTCAACAATCCCGGCTACACTGTTGTGTACGTATTCTGCTGCATCTATCGGGTTCATTCCGTTAGAAATAAGACCCTCATACATATCCATACCGCGCCTAGCATATGGGTACTGTTGCAATGCGGACTCCCGCTGCTGATTAACCATGTACTCAGACATCTGATTCATTAGCCTGTCATAGCGCATTCGCTGAACTTCAGCTTCTGCCTGTGCATGTGCTAATTCAGGACTTAATACTTCCTGATTCATTAATTGGTCGTATTCGGCTCTAACCTGTTGTTCTTGCTGTTCCCATTGCTGCTCTTGTAAAGCGCGTTGGACATCAGCTGCAGATTGGAATCCGTTAGACTCTAATTGCTGAATAACATCTGACCAACGTTCTAACCGTTCTTGATATTCTCTGCCGGAACGAGCTTGTTCGTTAACTTCACGAAATCGCTCGTATGGCACTGATCCCGGTTGGTCGTCTGCCAGTGTGTCATACAGTTGCTGACGTAGTTGAGACTCCAGATCTTCTGGCGTTACATCTACTTCATCATAAGTATTTTCGTCTGAGCCAAGCTGCCATTCATTAGATTCTTCGTTGTTTAACGCCCATTCGTTAGGGTCGGCGGCTCCCTGTATCGAATCTAATAACGCTTCAGCTGCTCCATAATCGCCCGTCGCCGCTGCTGGTGAGTCAGCGGTTCGCATCACCATCTCATCGGACATTACATTGTACTCCTATTTTCTTCTTGCATGCCAGATAACATATTTCTCTGGTCCTGCGCGGACAGTTCTTCTTCACGCGCATTGCTTGCGATTCCAGCCTTTGCAGTTTCTAAAGCAATATCAGCTTCTAGCTTTGCTTTGATTTCTGCTACTCGTTTCTGGATCTCAATCTGTGCTTTAGCTTGCTCAACTTCAAGATTAACTTGTGGAGCTTGCTGCTGTGCTGCAGCAACTTGTTGCTGTTGCATAGCCATCTGCTGTTCTTGCATCTGCATCTGCATTTGCTGTGCTTGTGCTAACTTTTCATTCTGAGCCTCAAGATGCTTTAAGATCTTGCTTGACTCTGGCATATTTACCATCTCAACAAAAAGCTTGTTAGTGGCTGGATCTGAAGGATCTCCAAACACACCCATCTGACGCAATGTTGCATACTTTTGCAATCGTACATCTGGGCCTTCATCCATACTGGACCCCGGTACATAAACTATACGGAACTGACCACCATTGCGAATGGCGTCAAACCGCATAACTCCCTGCTCAATTTTGTCAGATGGTAAATCACCACCTTCAACGTTTCCGACGAATGGAACAATTGCAAATTGATTAACAAGTGCAACTTCCCATTCTTTAATTTTAGCAGTACTAATTTCAATGTCTGCTCGGATGTAACTATGCTGTGTATTGTCAGCTTTTTGCAACAACCTAACGGACTCGGCTGGCGTACCTGCTTGTGCCATACCTTGGCTCACATCATGTAGGCCAGCGATGTCCATCATGTCTTTTTCAACCATTTGCAGTAATGGAAATAGATCTCCACCTATTCCCGGTGCGCGTTGAATTGATGGTGGTTGTGAACCACGGTTGTAGTAGACCTTTCGGTAAATACGATTCTT